ATCTGGATAGTCCTTAATAAACTTTTCAAGTCGAACCTCCACTGGTTCATAATCGGCTAAATTAAACATAGAGTTCATTCTCCTCTGTAGCTAGTTGCCCCATTAAAGCAATATAGGCTGCTCCATCAATGTAATTATCTGGTTTATCGACTGAACCCGTACTGGCTCTCGCAATCTTGATGAGCGCGAGTATTGCACAGACTTGATAGTCCTCGACTGGGTGCTGTAGGTATGCACTGATAAGCATTGCTGCGTGTTGCATGTTATTTGCTGGGTGGCCGTAGTCGTTAAGACCACGATCTTGAATCGTGTCGGTTGCACTCTGTAAAATCTCCTGATACTTCATTCTGACCAGAACTCTGAGCGATTGATTGCTCTGCCTTTGTGCCAGCCATCGCGATGTCCGCGATCATAGGCTTCTTTGTAAGATGTAACTGCCATTACTATAAAACTAATAGCTGCACCAATAAGGCAAATAATTAGCAATTTTTCATTATTGCTCATTACACACCTGCATATTCTACAGAGTAGTCAGTGATCAGCACATATTGCTCTGTGCCTTCATCAAAGAAATGTTCGAATGCTGCTTCTTTCTCACTTAGAAAGATTCTAGCAAATAACAAAGCTGTATAAGAATCAAACCAATAAGCCCATTTAAAATCAAAATTAGGAGAAGAAGTAAATCGATCTGATTGCTTTTCCCATTCGTAGCCTTTCCATTGCATTTGAGTGTTACTTAATGAGTCAAAGTCTTCTGCTGTTAGTTCCATGATTTGTACCTATCTGTGCCAATGCCCTCGATTGGCTACAGGATTAGTGTTACACACACTTCAGACTAATTAGCGGAGATTTTGATAACGATATGGTAACGAATCTGCCTCATCAATCATGGTGTCAATCGTGCGGACTACATCAAGCGTAAAGTCGTCCATATAGGGTAAATGACCCATCCTTATTTATAGGCACTAGCATTGGGCTAACGCGGTCTCCATGTGTTTCTATGACTGCCACGCTCATCTGCCAATTAGCACTTCCAGCCTTGAGATAAGAGGCTTTCTTCTTGTCCATAACATTTCCTGCCTCTAACCCCCACAAAGTCCTGTATGAGGCTCCTATGCCCTCTGTGAAGGCACTAATGCCTGCCCTGTGAGTGTGACCACAGACCACAGACTTGCCGAACTTCTTAGCCAACCCAAGAGCTGTAAGTCCAGCATTGGAGTTCATTGATCCTTCATCGCCATGAACTAAGACCCATCCCTTATGAAACTCGAATGGTCTTTTATGGAAGCGGATTCCGAGTCCAGCGAAGTCCATAAACTTTGCGTATTCCAATTCTGGTAATCCGATGAGGCTAGGTGCGCGTAATAGTGTGTGGTATAGGCGGTCTGTGTGATTGCTCCGAGTGACATCTGTTGTGCCGAGTTCATAGAGAATATCCTGCGCAAGGCTTCTGTCAGCATCTAGCGTACCTTCCCACTCAAGAGCAGTACCCTGCGCCCAGCGCGATTGAGACTGCATGTCCAACTCATCACCTGTATTAAGGATGAGGTCAAACTTCTCGCGCTTTACCAACTTGATAAGATTCTTAACAGCTTGCTCATGGTGATAAGGGATTTGTAAATCCGAGATAACCAAGTATCGGCGTTTAGTCATCGTCCTCATCTTCATAATCGCCGAACCTGTTTGGATCGACTGGGTCTGGCAGAATCCATGCAGGATAGGACTGAGTATCAGTAATCATAAATAGCGCGACACCTTCAGCGAAACCCGCTTTACGCAATGACTTCCAATACTCATGTAATCCGATGCAGTAAGCATCAAGTTTTGAGTAACCCTGTTCCTCTAGCTCTTTTGCTTTTCTTGCCATAGCAGAATGTTACCTGTCTAGTAAGATGTTGTAGATTTCATCGACTCGCGTGTTGAGTCTTTTAATCTCAGACAACAGATGAGTAATTACATAACCTGACAAGCCACCGATGATTGCCAGTGTTGCTAGGTACAGCGTGAAGAAGTCAGACTGTGTCACTTTTTAGGACTCGCATATCCAAAGACACCAGATAGCACAGCCCAAAGGATTGCTCGGTAATCTGCTGCAAAGTTTGTAGATGCCCAAGCTGCTAAGAATGCTCCAGCAGCTAAGTACGCAGGATGCTTGATGTTCTTCATTAGTTTCCGCCTAACATAGGTATCGAATAAAACTCACCCAGTAAGTCAGCTTCTTTCTTAAAGCTGACATGCATGTGGTGAGTGTGTTTGTTAGCCCCTTTGTATTTACGCCACTTCCAGTTAAGGACGGGAGACGCAATCCTGCCGTTAAAAATAATGTACGAGATGCGCTTCTCTGCCTTAGACTTGCAACTGACTCGAAGTTGATCTGCAAGGTCTGGCATGATATGCGGTTTGACTCCTGCACCGAATAAGTCTGCGTCAATGTCAATGGCACGAACCCAGCCCTGCTCATCTGGATTATGATCAGACTTGCGAGCAGCGTGTCGGGTATCACCGACCCAACCATCCGATGCCCTATCACGATCTGGGAAGGAATCATCTATCTGCTCTCTTAACTGGATTGCAGCTTTAGATAACTTTGGCTTCACTTGCCTAGTTTTAACCCAGCAGGAATTGGCTTGGAGTATTCCCATTGGTAAATGTAAGCGCCTAGTCCGTCTGAATCATCACGCAACAAAATGCCTAATTCTCTGAAATCATCTGTTGGCTTAATTTCTGGATACGCTTCAATAATCTTTTCCCATAGTTCCATTTTTATGCTCCTAGCCATGTTACTTGAATTGGATATTCATATTCACGGAAGTAACCTGAAAGTGCTCCGCCACTATTTTGCCAACCATACAATTCCAAATAATCACCAGCAGCAAGAGAAACAATGATACTTGCTCTATTATATGCGTTAATAGTTCCATTTCCGGGAATCTGAATCATAGATAGCAAACTTGCGTTATTCTTATATAATTCTACGGCTCGCCAACCATTCGAGTTTGCTTCCCATTTACCAGCCAAAGCAACAAGATATTTTCCGCCGTAACCTGTTGGAATCGTAATACGAGCGGTGTTAGTTGTTGTATCGTGAAATGCATTTGAGTCAAAAAATTCGGAGTTCATTGTAAGAAGTGTGTTTGTGTTATTAGTTAAAGAAAAAGTGGCGCTGTTGTAAATTGAACAGCCCACAAAAGTGGGGCTAGAGGATGAAGGTGTAGCCCATTTCAAGCCAGTAGCCGTTGTGGAATCAGCTGTAAGGACTTGGGTATTAGTGCCTACTGCTAGACGAGCAACAGTATCAGCAGCAGTAGCTGCAATAATGTCACCTTTAGCATCCACAATACTTTTAGCAACCATTGTTGCCATCGTTGCATCAGCAGCATCACCTAATGCCTCGATTGCTGTTGCGCCATTCTTTACAAGATCGCTGGAAGTAGGAACAGGCCAGCCATAGTTGGGTGTAGTAGTTGCCATTAAGTTAGTGCTCCAGTCGCGTTAGTCCAGATAAGTGTAGCATTTACGCCCGTCCAAATTAGAGAGGCAGGGAATACTGTTTCCCACTGGGTAGTGGATAGTGAGAAGTCTGTAGCTGAGATGTAAAGGGTCATTTCTGTATAACTAGGTGTTGCTCGCAAGGCCACATTCTCAACAAAGCCATCGAAAGAGCCACCGAACAAGTTAGTAGGCAAGTTAGTAATCAAGACAGGCTGACCAAAGAACACGCCAATAAGCGAGTCCAGCATTGCGCTAGGCATGTCTGGGTTATCAAGTCTAAAGGTAATTGCTCCAAGTGAGGCTCTAGGGTTCTTGCGTAGATTTAACTCTCTAGCAGCAATGTCAGTAATGTCTAAAAGGTTCTTAATGTTAGAATCGACTGAACGCTCAAAAAGCCCGTAAGAGGCTATAGAGTCGGTATCAGAGGTACTGTAGGTCGAGCCATAGGCTGTGGAATAGCGATAGATAAGACTGTTGCGGATGCGAGCAATCTGAGTTTGAGACTGGATACTGCTCGGAGTTGCATAAGAGCCATCTAAGTTAGTAAAGCCATTAGCTGCAAGGTAGTTAGATCGATGGTCAGCATCGTCATAAGAGACATCGCCGTCCTTTTCCTCATAGACAGTACCTAGTGCGCTGGTCGCAATCTGGTCTGCAAGGGTCTGAGACTTGGCAGATGCACTAGCTGCAAGTGCAATCATTGTGTAAAAGCCTGCGTCAATAGTGCCGATGTAAGTTTCTGCTTCAGCCCATGTGACAGTTGGTGGGTATGTATCCCAAGTCACAGTAGGAGTAACTTCAGCCCAAGTAAGATTAAGAGCTGCTCCAAGAATGGCTGCAATCTGCGCTCCATCTAGGGCTTCTGCTAATGCAGTGTTATAAATTGCTTTAGTTAGTTTAGCCAGTGCGCCAATGCCAAGAATTGTGCCTGTAGTAATAAAACCAGTTTCATCTGGGCTTCTGACTCCAATGCTAAAGTCAGATACTTCTCCACCAAATACAGTGACATAAGTACCGCTAGAGTTTTTTAATTCTAAAGTAATTGGTTCAGTTACTTCAATAGTAAAATCTGCACCAGTTGTATTAATAATCTGGACTTGGCAATAACCAGCAGTAGATTGTCTGTCAATGTCTAAGCGACCAGAGGCAAAGGACACAGAGGTGACAGTCGTATAAACATCATCACCTACAGTAATTCGCCATTCTGGAAACCATGTCATTAGCGAATCCTTAAAGTGCCACGATCAACTGCCCCTTGCAGGTATTGGTCAAGAGCTTCTGCAATAGCGTTAGGGTCTCCCACACCAGTATTGATAGTTATATCCACTCCAACGGGAACCTGTCTGCCTGACCCGTTATTGCCAAATCCTACTCCTGATGGCCCAAAATCCATTGTTGGAGCAGTAGGGATTTTTGCTCCAACAAAAGGCTCATATCCACCTAATTGTCCTTTTTCTTCTGGAGTTAAAGAATTAAAGAAATCGGCAGCTGTTACGCTGGCTGGTAACTTGGCAGTAATTTTTGCTACTGCTGTAGGTGTGGATAAATCTCTAGGTGTAATACTAGGTCCAGTAGGTGTGGGTGTTGGTGTAAATGTTGGTGTTTTAATCTGCGCAAGCAGCGCAAGCATTTCTCTAATCTTGCGCAAAGCTTCATCTAGATTTGCTTGGTCAATTAAATCCTTGGGTACTAAACCTTCAAGAATTGATTTGATAGCAGCCATTTGAGTGTTTTGGCCAGTTAAAGCATCAAGAACTTTAAGATCAGCATTGAGTTTATTAGTTGCAGCAGTAATAGCTGCTTGATCTTTAGATGCTATAGCTTCTTCTAAAGCAAGAATAGATTGCTTTATATTAAGACGAGCAGTGTCATTAGCAATTTGAAGTATTTGCGCTGCATTCTCTGCTTTGCCTAATTGCTCAGCTTGATTAGTTAATGCTGCTGCAATCTGGATTTTATCTAAATCAAAAATATTTGTGCCTTTGCCAAGGGCTAGGTTGGCTTTGTCAATAGCGGCAGATAATTTTTTATCTGCAAGAATCTTAGACTGAGCTTTTTGCTGGTCTTGAGTTAGTTTAGTTATTGCCTTTTGGTTTTTAAGGTAACTGCCAGACTGGATGGGATTCTTACCCATAGCACCAGCATTGGCTTTAGCTCTAAGTGCATCTATTTCATCTGCGACTTTATTAAAGTTCTTTATGGCAGTTACAGGATCAGTAAGTAATTCAAAGATTGAAGGCACTGCATTAGATAGTCTAAAGAATCTGCCAAACTCTACAATCAAGTCACTTATTGCTTCTGAGTATTTTTCAATGTCAGACTGAGCAGCATTAAAGCTACCGCTAGATTCTGTAAGGGCTTGGATTATGCCCTTGCCAATAACCTCTTTAGCGTTGTTTCCTGCAATAGTCAGCTTGTTAAGTTGGCCTGCATAACTTTCAGCAGCCGAAGATGCTTGCCCCGCAAAAAGTTCAGTAAGTCTTATTTGGATTTCCTCAAAAGATGAGGATGTTAATTCAGCCTTAGATAGTCCTACGCCTAATCGACCTAGTGAAGCATTATTGCCTAAGAAGGCCTTTTGTAATCCCTGACTGACTGTGGTTAAGTCTTTTCCAGTGCCAGCAGATATATCTAAAGCAAGGTTAAGTAATGAAGTTGCTTTACTAACTGAATTAGTTGCTCGAAGCAACCTATCCATGGCTGGGCGCAGTTGATCATCAAGAACGCCTGTCTGCTTTTCAAGATTGCTAATCATCTCATTGAGAGATGCAGATGTATTACCAGTTTCAAGTCCAAGATTCTTTAGGGTAATACCTAAAGAGCGAGCAGCATTATCATCTTCTATAAAAGCCTTGACAGATGCCTTGCCGTAAGCAACCACAGCAGCAGTACCAAAGGCAACACCAAATGTTCTAGCAAGGCTTTTTACACTGTTATTTAGTTTCTGTGTAGCAGTCTCGGCTTGCTTAAATCCTTTGGCATCAAATGAGGAGCCAATTTTAATCTGCTCAAAAATGCTCATGCAGCTCTCCTAAAACTTCCAGCATTACTGCGTGACCTTAATTCTGTTAAAGCCGTAGAAATTGCTTTATTGACAGCACCTTCAGCCTTGCCTTGGTTCATAGACCAAGCCTTATAGATTAAGCGTCCACGGCCTTTGAGGCTTCCTGTAAGTGGTGGCAATGCGTTGATAAACTGTTCACCAGCTTTGGGGTTACGAGAATGAGAATACCTATTTCCCGCTGGGCCTTTTGGCCCTACCCATGGTTGCCCTTGAGGATTAGCTCGACCAGCACTTTCATAGATTGCACCAACTCTAGAGTTGTTAAAAATAGAAGCCATTGAAGAAAATCCTTTAGAGTTTTTCTTACCTACAGATGTGGTAAATCCAATTTTAGATTTAATAGTAGAAGCTGAGTAGGTCGGAAAACGGCCTTCATTAAATGATCTGTCAGCCCAACCACTTAGCGGGGAAGTAGCGGGAACAAATCCTCGCGCTTGTCTAGCAATAGGAGATAGAGCCTTTTTCATTTCATTACGCAAAGTTTTTTCTAAATCAGGAGCAAAACGGCGCAAGGCTTTACGGAGATCAGCGTTGCCTTGAAGTTCTACTGCTGGCATCTTTAATCTCCTTCTGTTCATCTTTGAGACCCTGCAACAAGGCTTGAAGCATTATTGGGTCTAACTCTAATAACTGCTGTGGCGCGATTCCCAACCTAATACTCAAGCGAGCTATTAAGTAGGTGAATGGTAAATCGCGCTTTAAGCTAAAGGGTCTGAGTCTAATACCTCAACACTCTTAAGTGTTTCAATAAACTCAATTCCGAAAGGCTTAACAGACTCACCTGACCTGCGTGTGACTTCCCATGCCAACCAATAAACATCCGTCTGCTTTTCTTCTTCTCGAAAAGCGCGGTGGAAACCCTTTTTAGCATGTAACTCAAATGAATACTCCACTGCTGGAGTAATCTCACCCTCGATAACGCTTCCATCTGTACGAACTATCTTTAGTTTTGCCATGAGCTGCCCCTTTGTTTAGTTGATTATGACCAAGTACCAGTAGATGCGTAAGAAGTCTTGCTGTTACATGTGAATGTAATATCAATCATTCCTTCATCTCCAACTGCACCATTGATGTCAGTTAGGTTATCTACAAAGATTGTACCTGAGTAAAGAACATTTGTTGCTGAAACTGCTGCTGAAGAATCTTGGATTGCTTGGAAAGCAACAGTTGAACCGAATGCAGCCTGAAGTGTTGGTAAAACGCTTGCTGTAGCTGTGTCGTTTAGGAATGACACAGTAATTGTGTCTGCTGCAAGTCCGCCTACAAACTTATGAGCTGTGTCACCCATTGCTGTAACTTCTAGAGCATCTAAGACTCGGTTAAGAGTGAATGCAGTAACATGATCAGAAAGATTGACTGTAGCAATCTTAAATCCGACCTTATTGTTTAAGAAAATTGCCATTGATTATTCCTCATCTTTCTTGGTTGATACTGGCTTTGGTGCTGGTTCGCTGACTTGACCAATCTTCTTCAAGAAGGCCAAATCCTCTGGTGTTAGTGACATATTAGCTCCAACTTGAACATAGGATTGATACGGACATCTCGCAACTGAGAAGGTCTCCCGAAGCAGCATTGAGAACGCTAGGTGCGCTTATT